GAAGGGCAAGCAGGAGGAGTATATCTCGGCGGTAGGTGCGGGCTGTGAGGAGGCATGTGACAGCATGGGGATGCGTGGTGGTGTTCCGGTGGTGTTATTCACGGCGGCGAATGGGTTAGGCAAGACGACAACGACGCTTCATATAATCATGAACATAATCTATGGTCAGCAGAATGGCTGGTTTGATTATGAGGTATACAGGAGCTATCCGTTTCCCAAGTTATGCTGGTATATAACGACGCCGAGTGCTATCAATAATGTAATCTTACCTGAGCTGGAGCGTCTGGCGAAGAAGGGGACATATACACTGAGCAAGGAAGGTAGTCAGACGGTGCGCAAGTGCAGTTTTGACAATGGCTGGAAGATAAACTTCTTTACGACGGAGCAAGATCCAATGCAGTTTGAGTCAGCGACAGTTGGCTTAATAGCGAGTGATGAGCCGACGCCTGAGCCGATATGGAAAGCGTTAAAGTCAAGGCGCAGGAAGGGTTGTTTAACGCTTCTGCCGATGACGCCGCTGGATTGTGAGCCGTATATAGTGGATGAGGTACTGAGCAAGGCAGGCAATGGCAATGTGGTGCATCTGGAGGGTTCTGTTTATGACGCCTGTCAGGAGCGTGGGGTCAGGGGTCATTTAGCGAAGGATATAATAGACGCAATGGTATCGGACTATGATGCAGATGAGATAGAGGCGAGGGTTTATGGCAGGTTTATGTATTTCAGTGAGCGGATCTGGAGCACCTTTGACGAGAAGATTAGTATTGTTGAGCCGTCTGATTATCCGATAGACGAGAAACGGGATATAATTATACAGGTAGTTGACCCGCATGATGGGCGACCATGTGCGTGCATTTGGCTGGCATTAAAGGACAATGGCAGGATAGTGGTATTCAATGAGACGCCGAAGGAAAACTCCAGACCGTTTTGGGAGATAAAGAAATACATAAGGTTAGAGGATGAGGTAGTGGACTGGAACGACATAGAGAACGACTTAGGATTCAAGCCGAGAAAGCGGATAATAGACAAGAGGTTCGGGTTTCAGACGAGAGGTGGCAGGACAATAGCGAATATTTTATCAGATTCATGGGATAATATAGGGCACAGACAGAGCTATCTGCCGAGTTATAAAAACGACAGCGACATGGGCGAGATAGCATACGGACACCAGACGGTAAGGAAACATTTTCTGCCTATGGAGGATGGTATATCCGGAATTGTGATCTGGAACAGTTGCTATCATACGATAAACGGGGTTAAGCATTATGTCAGACAGCGCCCGAGAACACAGATACAGATGCAGAAAACAAGTGAGGATATGAAGATCATAGAGAAATACAAGGATTTCAATGACTGTCTGCGTTACGGGGTGGTGGAATGTGATAATTTATTTAATATGTTGACAAACAAAGAGAAACGTGCAAAAAAGAAAATTAGGCGGAATTATTATAATGATCCGCTATTGGCAGTGTAGGTATTGCTATAACGGTATAGGAGGAACGATGGACACCTTCAGGAAGATGGCGGAGCAGAGAGAGCGAGAGGACTTCAATGTTGCAGAGTGGCAGGATAAGCTGACAAGGGCTCAGACTGCAAGGAATATGTGGGACAAAGACGCTCAGGACTGCCAGAAGATAAGAGACAACCAAATCCCGACCAGAGGGTCAATCAAGGGGGCAGGCAACTATTCAGATAAATTCTATGTAGATAACTGGATACAGAAATCAAACTATTGGAAAGTTTCAATGCTGATGGGTTATGATGTGTATTTTGATTTAAAATCACATAACGGGGTCAGGATTGACGACAATCGTGAGTTATTGGAGAATGAGATAAACTATGCGGCTGACATATTCAATATAATGAATCAGACAAGCCCTGTCATAAACGATTGGCTTTATTTCGGCTATGGTGTCAGCTATTTGCAATGGAACGCCAGAGCTATTGACCGGTATTGGAAAACAGGCAAGCCGGAGTTCAGGTATATAGACTGCCGTAATGTGTGGATAGACGAAGGCTCAGATCAGCCGGACTGGTCTGATATAAGATGGATATTCGCTCTATCTTATGCAGATGTGAACGAGCTTAAAGAGATCTTTCCTGAATACAGAGACCAGATTTCAGCGAGTATTACCAACGAGGGCAAGCCGACCAAAAACGACGGATCAACTGATAAGACAGATGTTTATACCATACAGTATAAGAAACTATACAGAACGAGAAAGATTGAGCTGATAAATACAGCCACCGGTGAAAACGAGTTTTTCTTAAAGGATGACCTTGAAGAATGGCTGAAAGAGGGCAATATCCTGCCTGAAACAATAGAGATAAGTGACGAATTCGAGATTGACGAATATTGCTGGTTTCAGTTAATATACAGTTATTCGCTTAACCTTGTCCTATCCGAGCCTAAGTATTTAGGCAATAAACACTCATTCCAATTTTTGACAGCATACAGGACAGACTTTGATCCATATCCGAGAAGTATCACTTGGTATCTGAAGGACTTGCAGGAAATCAGCGTTATTGTTATGACTCTTTTGGTATTACAGGCGGCTAAGATGAACAAGCCGACACCAGTCTTAGAGTCAGGCGCTCTTGAAGATGAAGAGGAGTTCTATGATAACTACGACAAACTTGGCTATATTCCTGTTGTAAATCCTGAATGGAGGCAGCAGCACCCTAATCAGAAGCCATTTACCTTTGAAACAGCAGAGATGCGACCCGATATTCCCATTGCGCTTAATAACATGATTACCGATTCCATTAAAACATGGTCAGGTGCAATAGACTCAGCGAGAGGCGAGGCACAGTATTCAGGGCAGTCAGGTGCACAGACCGCACAACTTCAGGCAGCGGCATCCATGTACACCAAACAGGATGAGATAAAGTGGCACAACTACCTAAGAGACATAGGTGATAAAATGCTGTCTGACGTTGCGTATTTCAGGAACTACGAGCATACAATCTTAGGCGTTGATAATCAGGGCAATGAAACGGAGCGAGTCGTTAACGCCGATAATACGAACCAGTTTGATTCACAGCTATACTATACTGTCCCGTTTGTTGATACGACACCAGAGATAATGAAACAGATGGAGAAAGACAGAGCAATTCAGCTTGCTGATAAAGGCTGGATGAGTCCGCTTGACGCAATGCGTATTAATGACATCCCGAACGCTGAATTGTTATATCAAAGAGCTTTAGAATCTCAGGGAATTTTACAGGTAGTTCAGCTGTTACAGCAGAATCCTGAGCTAATGCAAAGCATCCTGTCCGGCTCAGCAGAAATTGAAAATAAAAAAAGTGTTGACAGCCAAAATGATAAAGGCTAAGGTTAACACAAAATAAGGAGGTGGTCATGGCTAAACTGCAAAAGGTTACAGCGGATGAGAAGAAATGGCGTGCAGAATCAGACGCCTATGCCCTTGTTAATGTTCAGGAAATAATTGATGATAAGGGCAGATATAAGGCCGCACTAAAACAAGTTGATAACATTAAAAAAGATGCAGAGAAAAGGTTGAGTGCAGCCGGTAAAGTAACAAAGAAAAAAGCCTAACGGCAAAATAAAGCAAGAGGGCAATGCTGAGGCAACCCTAAAGGAGCTTAGGATGGAAAAGGAACAATTTGAGCAGAGCAACAATACTCTGGAAAACCAAGTCGAGAAGTTTGATTTTGAAGGTCATGAGGTCAATTTTGTCATTGACGAAGCGGGCAAGGCAAAGGTGGAAACGCCTGACGGCTTAACTCCAGAGCAGGAAGTTAAGTTTAAGCAGAACGTTCCGTCTCTTATGGCGGCTTTAAACAAAAAGAATCTTGATGGCAAAAAAGAACTGTCTGAAAAAGAACAGGAACTTGAGCTTGAGAGAGAGAAATTAAAGCTGGAACGAGAGAAATTGGAAGTGGAGCGTCAGCGTATCTATTCACAGCCAACCCAACAGTCAAATCCTGTCAAAGAATGTTTTGGTGTGGAAACGTGGGAGGATGTAAATGAATTATTTGTGTCCAATCCGGCCGCCTATCATTCAGGTATGGCTAAATACAGTAAT